GTTAATTTAAAGGCTGAAATCGAGGTACAAATACGGAAAGTAACCGCCTCAATTGGGTGCGAAATAACCGACAAATCAACGAGTGCAAAGATTAAGTTTGAAATCAAATTTTAATATTATATTTTTGTAATTCATGAAGCCTAAAATCTTTAGTCAATTAGAACAGGAAAAATACTTCGGTAAAGCGAATCCACAAGGTAGTTACTTGGTAATGATTGATTTGCCTTATACGATGTATTATGATAGGCAACCAGTTAAGAGAATGAGATGCCACAAAAAAGTAGCTCAAGCCTTTAAAAATGTGTTTAATGATTTATTGACTACATACGGGGAACGCAAACTTAATGAATTAGAAATTACTGATTTCGGTGGTTGCTTTAATTATAGGTTAATGCGTGGTTCACGAAGTAAGTTAAGCGCACATTCGTGGGGTACTGCAATCGATTTGGATCCGAATAGAAACACTTTAAAAGAAACAAGTAAAACAGCTCGATTTGCTCGACCTGAATATAAGGCAATGATTGACATATTTGAAAAGCATGGCTTCGCTAGTTTGGGTAGATTGATGAACAAAGATTGGATGCATTACCAATACGGATTACCGATTTAAGATTGTATTTTTCATAATATAAAATATATAAATGGTATATTTTAAGCTCAATGTTTCTACATTGGGCTTTTTTTTTTAAAATTAATAGCCTTTATTCATCAACGTTTCAGCGTATTAACAAAAATAAATGTAAAATAAATTTGGTAGTACGGAAAGCGTGTGTATATTTGCACTATCAATAACAATTAAAAATAAATATTATGACAAAGCAAAAAGTAAAAATTTTAGGACAAATAGTAACAGTAGGAACTAAATTACACGCTAAATTAGTAGCTCAAGTAAAACAATTTAATGATTTATCTAATTACGAAAACAATTAAAACAAACAAGGGGTGCGACTTCAACGCACAATTTTTTAAAACTTTAAAACAATAATTATGATTACACTAACACAACAAACAAGCGCACAAAACACATTGACTCAATACCATTATGACATGGTAACAATGAATGAAGTAAAGAAAGTACATTTAGCGTGCCAATTAGAAAGATTAGAAATTGAGATGCAACAACCAGTTAAGGATTGGAATAAGGTTGCATTTTTAAAAACTGAAATTAACACATTAAAAAACTACATAAAAAATAATTAATATGGGAAAGCAACAAACAGCAGTAGAATGGTTAGAAGAAAAATTAAGAGTTGAATTTGGGTTTGTATTTTCTGATAATATTTTTGAACAAGCCAAAGAAATGGAAAAGGAGCAATCACATAAATATGCTGAATTTGCAATAAAATGTGACAGAATAGATATGGAAATATTAAACTTTAATGATTATATAAATTTAATAAACAATAAAAACAAATAATATGCAAATAGTAAACACAACAATCGTAACAAATGTAGCTGAGATAAAAGAGCTTATCCAGTACTGCTTAGTTCACAATTTTGAAGGGCAAATAAACCTTACTTTTGAAGATAACAGGATAATAGTTAGCGAGCCTAGCAAAGAGATTGCGCCTGACTTTATAATAGAGCGATTTCCTCATTCCGACTGCATTGATAACTGCCAATAAGATAAAACATGGAAAAAAGAAAGAATATCAGAAAATCAAAAGAGGAATATAAAACTCTAGGCAGGAAAAGTATTTATATTAATCCGAAATTAAATGTGCTAAAAACGTACAGGAGTAATAACCATAAACTACTTGACATGGTTAATAAGCTGATCCAAAATAAAAATAAAATTAATCCTAACAAGCTAACAGAAAAACAACGTAAAGACATTAGCGAAACCATTAACGAATTATTATTTATATAAAACTTAAAAATAATTTGGTAGTACAAATAAAAAGAATATCTTTGCAATTCATTAAACATTTAAAAAATAAAAATTATGAAAATTACAACAACAACACAAAAAACAGAGACAGTGGAAATCGAAATTAATTTCCCAACATTTACTAAAGTAAAAAGCCCAGTTAGTACTGCATTTTATTGCATTAAAAGTGAGAATGAAATATTCAGAGTCGAGCAATACGATGGCACTCAAATTGCAACAATTAGTAATTATTCAAACAAATTCGAGGCTTTTAAAGAAGGGTTTGAATTCATTGATAAAGCTACATTCTTTGAAAATTACGATGCAATTGTAAGCAAATTATATGACAATATGGAAGATTTACAAGCTAGTTTAGTTGAAGATGAAACAGCAGAAAAACAAGAAGACGAAGGCTACGAATACAATCCCGAAACCGAAACTATGAATTAATTAACAAGGGGGTTAACAGCCCCCACTTTTAAAAACAATAAATATTATGAATAAAGAAATAGCAAAACAAACAAAGGCAACGATTACAAGCCTATTCAAACAACTAGATTTCGATGCGGTTCCATTAGAACAATTGAACGTAATATTATCAACACCACCGCCAGCTACTTGGGTAAAGGTTCATCCATTTATTAAAAATTACAATTATCTTCCAATTGATAAAGTTGAATATCTATTAAGAAGATGCTTTAAAAAGTATCAAATCGAAGTAATTAAGACGGCTCAATTATTCAATGCTATTGAAGTGACAGTAAGAGTTCATTACTTAAACCCTGCGACCAACGAAATGATGTATCATGATGGCGTAGGTGCTCAAGAATTGCAAACAAAACAAGGTACAGGAAATCTAAACATGGATATGTCAAATGTCAATAAAGGATCCGTAATGATGGCTTTACCAATTGCAAAATCTATTGCAATAAAAGATGCTTGCGACCACTTTGGCGATTTATTCGGTGCTAACCTTAACAGAAAGGATATAGTTCAATTCACTGGCGATACGGAGTTATTGAGTGCTGAAGCTACTCATGTATCAAAAGAAAAAGAAAGGGTCGTTAAGCATATTGAGAATGCGACTACAATAGAATCTTTGAAACAAGTTGAGGATTTAGCTGGAAAATACAGATTATTAAAAGAATATATCACAAAAAAACAAAATTTAGAAAATGGAAAATAAAATATTATTTAGATGCAGTGGGACAGGTTCATTAATGACAGACCCTAAATTAAAAGCCGACAAAGACGCTGGCAATTTATCAGAAACAGCAAAGACATTCGTTGAAGATAAATGGTTATTTGAGCAGTTCGGTTTTTCCGAACAACTGAAAAATCAATATATGGACAAAGGTAACGAATGCGAACAGGACTCAATGGATTTAGTTAGTCAAGTAATTGAAGGCGGTTTTCGTGCAAGATACAATACTAAATTGCAAAACGATTATGTAATTGGCACTCCCGACATTGTGCTAACGGATTGTGTTGAAGATATAAAAACCTCGTGGAATTTAAAGACTTTCTTTAATGCTGAATTATCAAAGATGTATTACGCACAAGCGCAATGCTATATGTGGCTAACGGGCAAAGAAAAGTATAAATTAATCTACGCACTTGTGCCAACACCTCAAAGCATGGTCCTGAATGAATGCGAAAAGTTGGTTTACAAATATGGTAAGAATTACGAGAATGAAGATTACATCAAAGAATGTCAACAGATACAACGTAATAATGATTTAATAAAAGAATTACCAACTGAAAAAAGAGTTAAGGTATTTGATTTTGATTACGATCCAGCATACATTGAAACATTAAAAATAAAAATTGAAAGAGCTCGAGAATATTATAAAACATTAAAATTATAACGGTTTGCAGCTATATTTAGTTACGGATTTAGAATTACAAAACTTAAAATTTAGATAAAATGAATTTAGAAGAACAAAATTTGAATGAACCACAAAACCCGCAATTGAATATAGGTGCTGTTATATGCAGTGCTTGTGGTGCAGAAAACTCAATTCGTTGGGAAAAGAAATCAATAGGTATAGATGACAAACAAGGCTCATACAAAGACCTCACGTTTGACTTTTGCGAAGAGTGTAGCAATGTTACGAATGTTGACTTGTCGTAGCCTTGCACATAACGAAGGCATAGGCGTAGTTTTTGTTTCAAAAATTATGCTTATGCAATGTTAAATTAAACAAATAAAATTAAATTTATAAAAATGAAAAACGATATACAAGAACACATCAAAAGATTGAGTGCTTATGAGTACTCATTAATGAATACGATTTGCGATTATTCAAACATTAAGATTAGTGACTTACTAGGGAAAGTCCGTAAAAATCAATACGTTAACGCTCGAAAGATTGCAAGTTATTTGTTTAAGAAAAATGGATATACAAACGAAAGAATAGGTACTTTAATAAGCCTGATTCCTAAAGACCATACAACGATTATCTACAATGTACGAAAGGCAAATGAACACTACGACCTAGAACCACATTTTAAAACGATTGTTGATAGTGTGGTGAGCAATTTGAACAAGTCCGATTTCACATCTTTAAAACATAAACCATGCAAAAAATAAACGAATTTATAAAAGAAAACCCTAAAATGAAACTCAAAGAAATTGGAGATATATATGGAATTTCAGTTAGTGCAGTTAGCAAACGTAGAGCTTTACTAGGTATTAAAATTGGGACATCTGACATTTGTAAAATGATATCCACAATGTTACATCTAAAAAATATTGATATTGCAAACAAGCTCGGATGTACGCAAAATTTAGTGGCAGTAGTCCGACATAAAGAAGGTAAGAGGTCAACGCAAAGAGTAGATTTAACAGATGAACAAATTGAGTTAGTTAGGCTGAATTACAACTCAATGACTGGCGTTAAGTTAGCTGAATTGGTTGGAGTTACAAGCCATGTATTGCGTAGTCGAATGGCTGAAATGCAATTGTACAATGATACGGAGCGTGAATGTAGTTTCTTTGATTATAGTTTGGATAATGGTAAAGGTTTTTTTGATTTGGAAAAATATAAAGCGGTTATGTTATGAGTGATAAATTTTTGAAAAGCAATACCGATATAACCTTAATTTTAACCTATGCAACGCAAATAAGTAGGTTGTGTGAAAATATAATTGTAGATTTACAATTGACAAAAGATTACAAAACAGACTTTAAAGATTCAATTACAGCAGCTAAAAAAATACATTCTTTGATTACAGGCGTTACAAATTATGATATGCGAAAAGAGATACATAATAGGACTACGAACAATTATGAAACGGGAGTATTTGACAATTTGATGTTTAATTTTGGACAAATGTCCGATGAACAACGTAACTTAGCAGATGAAATATGCAACGAAATTTTAAATGGAACTTTAAAAATAAATAGGGATAATGAAAATAACGAATGAAGATAATATGGATTTAATGGCTCGTTATCCTGATAAGTATTTTGATTTGGCAATTGTTGACCCTCCTTATGGTTTAGGTAATAAACTAACGCAAGGTGGTACTTGGTCTAAAAAATGGCAAACAAAAGGTGCTGATTGGGACAAATTACCAACAAAACAATATTTTGATGAATTAAAAAGAGTAAGTAAAAATTGGATTATTTGGGGTGGAAATTATTTTATTGAATACTTATCAAATTGTAGATGTTTTTTAGCTTGGCACAAACCATATATGGATGGTATGCACTCAATGAGTAATGTAGAATTGGCTTTAACTTCTTTTGATAATAATGCTAAAAAAGTATCTATTAATAAAGATTTAGGAAACGAAGAAAGAATACACGTTACTCAAAAACCAATTAAACTTTATAAATGGATTTTAGATAATTATGCTCAAGAAGGAGACAAAATACTCGATACTCATTTAGGTAGTGGCTCAATAGCAATAGCTTGCCATGATTACGGATTTGATTTAACAGCATGCGAACTTGACAAGGAGTATTACGATAAGGCAATGAAAAGAATAAACAATCATATTTTACAACAAAAACTATTTTAAATGAATAATTACGAATATCTAGGTAAAACTAAAAACGATAAGAAGCCCACATTTGAGACAAAAACAATTGATGTCGCTACAATGAAAGCGGTTAGGATTGATAAAAAAACAATTAAATTAATAAAAAATTAAAGATGCAAAAAACAAATAAGATGGAGTTTCTTTACCCTTTAAGGATAAGTTTTATAAATCTTAATAGTCATTTGGCTGAGAGGCTTAAAGCTGAGCATACATAGAATTGAAGTGTGGTATGTATGATACCTATACACTTTGGTCCACAGATTCGACTTCTGTAATGGCTACTAACTTTAAAAAACAAATAAATATGAGTACAATGATTAGCGGGTATTTTACCCTAGACAAATTAAAAGAAATCGTGAAAGTTTGCGAGAGTAAAAATGAAACAGGCTTTAAATTTACAGCCAGTGTTTCGGACCAGTCAAACCAATTTGGACAAAATGTGTCCTTCTTTGCAGAACAATCGAAAGAGCAACGAGATGCAAAGGTTAGTAAGTATTATTTCGGGAATGGAAAAGTATTTTGGACTGATAATAAAATTAGCTTAGGTACAAAGGAACAACCAGCAGAGGTTAAGTATGAAAGTAACAAGATACAAGATGCAGTAGTAATTTCTGATTTACCTTTTTAATCGTTTTGTTGATGCCAACGAAATGATATTTAAGCCACCTATTAAGGTGGTTTTTTTATTTATATTGATAACCAATTATTTATATATATTTATATTCCACATGAATAAAAAAGTATGCAAAGTCTCTCTTATAGGCATAGTTAAAGTAATATTTTTTTTTTTTTTCAAATTATCAAAAAAAAACCTGCATCCTGCATGTTTTTGGCTTATAGTCAATGTTTATAATACTTTCGCTCATATATAAATTTTTTTACATGTAGAATATAAATATATGTTTATTGAATATAATATGTTTAAGTCAATTAATAATATTGTATATTTGTGTTTTAGTTCTTAATAAATATGTGGTGTGAGAACCATTAGTTATAATCTTTTTAAATGCCATTGTAGGTATTGCAAAAAAAGGAATAGTAGAAATACTATTCTAAATTCTCACTTGCAGTTCCTACAATGGTTTTTTTTATTTATGAATAAATTATGTCAAAGTTGTAAATCTGAAAATATAGAAACTATTTTTAGTGATGGTGTTATGAGCTACTTTTGTAAAGATTGTAATGCCTACAATGGAACGGCTCACAATTATATTAGTACTGGATTAAAATTTACTTTTGGAAAATACAAAGGTAATTTAATTGAATTATCCGAAGATGCAAATTACCTTAGTTGGTTGCTTGAAGGTAATAAAATAGAGAAAGGATATCGAATAGCAGTTATTAACAGATTAAACCAATTAAAATAATGCCATTAATAACAATATACAAATCATTTGGAGACGTATCCGCTGGATATAATAGAGATATTTATTTTATCTTAGATAGGATAAAAAGAGGTAGTTCAAAGATACTTATTGAACAAATACGAAATTCTAATTTAGAGGCTCAAAATAGCCTTAAAAAGAAACTCCCAGCCATTCTATTCAGTGGTACATTTAGACAGCGTAACGATGCCTCAATTATTGAACATAGTGGGTTAATATGTATTGACTTTGATAAGTTTGAAACCAATGAGTTATTAAACGAATTTAGAGCGCAATTAATCGAAGATGCTTACACCTTTAGTGTGTTTACTTCCCCTAGTGGTAACGGGCTTAAATGCCTTGTTAAAATACCAAATGAAGTATCTAATCATAAACTATACTTTGAGTCATTAAAAAGTAAATATAATTCAAAATACTTTGATATTAGTTGTTCAAATATTAGTAGAATATGTTTTGAAAGTTATGATCCTGAAATACACATAAACGAAGATAGTTTAATATGGTCCGAAAAAAGTGAACCTGATATTTATGAAGTTGAAACGATTAATGTAAACATACCTATAAGGTCGGAAAATAGAATAGTTGATAATCTTCGTAAATGGTTTACTAAATTCTCAATGACTCAAGGAGAGCGAAATAATAACCTATTTAAACTAGCCATTGCATTCAATGATTTTGGAGTACCAAAAAACGTATGTGAAAGCGTATGTATGGAATATATAAGGGAAGATTTCCCACTTCGTGAAATTCAAACTATTATAAAAAGCGCTTACCAACGCACTGGTAGTTTTGGTACTAAATTCTTTGAAGATACATTCACTAAAGAAAAGATTGAAAAAAACATTCGTAGTGGTAAGGATATTAAAGCAATTAAAAAGCAGTTTCCAGACTTGCAGGAAAACGAGATTGAAAATGCAATCGAAAACGTAAAGGAAAATATTAGTATAACTGATTTTTGGGAATATTCAAGCAAGGGCAATATTCAAATATTACAGCATAAATTTAAGTACTTCTTACAGGAGCGTAATTTCTTTAAATTTTACCCGAGTAGTACAAATGGATTTATATTTATTAAAATATTTGAAAACTTACTTGAGGAAACTAATAAGGATATGATTAAAGATTATACCCTTAATTATTTAGAGTTCAAAGAAGATATAGGAATGAAACCATTTAACTATATGGCTGAAAAAACAAAGTATTTTTCATTTGATTTCTTATCATTTTTAGAAACTAAAGAGGTCAAATTACTTGAAGATGACATTGACAATTGCTACCTATATTTTAAAAACAAAATAGTCTCAATATCAAAGAATGAGATTAAGCAAATTGATTATATTGACTCCGAAGGTTATGTTTGGAAAAATCAAATCATTGATAGGGATTTTGAGTATATTAAAATAGAATCATGTGTATTTGGTAAGTTTCTTAATTACATTGCTGGAGAGGATCAAAGCCGTTATAATTCGCTAAAATCAGTAATTGGTTATCTATTGCACTCATTCAAAACAAGTGCAAACAATAAGGCTATAATTCTTAACGATGAAACCATTTCAGACACTCCGAACGGAGGTAGTGGTAAAGGCTTGTTTTGGAATGCTTTAAGTCAAATGAAAAAACTAAATAGTTTAGATGGTAAGTCCTTTAGTTTTGGGGATCAGTTCAAGTATCAAACTATTTCTGCAGATTGTCAAATATTAGTATTCGACGATGTTAAGAAAAACTTTGACTTTGAGAGCTTATTTAGTCTTATAACAGAAGGTATAACATTAGAGCGCAAAGGTCAACTGGCTATTAAATTACCCGTTAAGAAAAGCCCGAAAATATTAATTACAACGAATTACACAGTCGGTGGCGTTGGTGGATCATTTGAGCGTAGAAAGTTTGAGGTTGAATTTAGTAGTTTCTTTAATGCAAACAACACACCTTTAAAAGTATTTAATCATTTATTATTTGACGAATGGAGCGAAATAGAATGGAAAAAATTTGATAATTTCATGATTGAATGTGTGCAATATTATTTAGCAAATGGATTGGTTCAGCATGAGTTTAAGAATTTAGAGGTACGTAAATTTATTAATAAGACATCGAGTGAATTTTATGAGTTTGTTAATGAAACAGAACATCTACAAACGGGAGTAAGAATTATTAACCAGGTATTTTTTGAGGAATTTTTAAACGATTATCCCGATTTTAGAAAGTGGTTGACTAGAAAAAAATTAAAACAATGGATTGATGTTTATTGTCAATTTAAAGGATATGAAGTCGAACATGGAAAATGTCATTTAGGGGTTTACTTTGAGATACTAGATAAAACAAAACCGAAAAAAAACAATATAACAACCGAACCAATTGATGACGGATTAATATTTTAATATGAATAGACAAACTAAACAAAGATTCTTAGAGGCAAAGCGAATGAACCTAATCAGAAAATATCCGACATGGGATGATGAGGAGTTAAAAAGTTTCAGCCACTATACAAAAACCGACAACGGAGCCAATGGGTTAACTCGTTGCATTATCGACTGGATTACATTCAATGGTGGACAAGCTGAAAGAATAAACACAATGGGTAGGCGTATAGACAATAGAGAGACAATTACCGATGTTATGGGCTACACTAGAACAATCGGTTCGGTATCATGGCAAAAGGGCACAGGAACGAAAGGGAGTGCTGATATAAGCGCTACAATACCAATGCAAGTAAATGGTATCAAATTCGGGGTAAGTGTAAAAATAGAGGTTAAATATGGCAAGGATAGGCAAAGCGAAGACCAAAAGAAATATGAACACACAATCAATGAAGCGGGCGGTATTTATGTAATTGCTCGAAACATTGATGAATTTATTGAATGGTACGATGAAACATTTAAAAACTAATATATGAAACAAGATAAAAAACAAACAG